ACGACTTTAGTCGTTGGGATGAAGGCTTAAATCTTAGCCAAAAGCTAAGCGACAAGTACAAGTCGTAAAAACAAAACGTCTGTGGCAGACGGTGTAGCTTAAAGCGATAGTCTGCCAGCCCAAGATGTTATATGCACTGTCTTGGGAGGGGTGATGGCACACCCTTAACTTTGGGGAACTACGGATACCAGAAATGGACTTCCGACTACCACCAGAGAATCCCCTGACTTTAGTCATGGGGAGTGTCAAACTTTTTGAAAGTATAAATGAGGAGGTATTGAAAGATGAATAAACGCTTTTATGAAATCGAGGGTACTATTACAGCTTTAACTCCGATTTTCCATGGAGGGGACGAAAAGACAGGGTCCACGCCGGTATTGCGCACAATCATGGTTTATGTGGATGGTGTGGGCGAGGTGCCAATTCCGTATATCTCTGGCAATGGTATTCGAGGCAAACTCCGCAGGTTGTCCATCAAAGATTTCCTCGACATGCTGGAATATGAAATCACCAATACCAAACTTCATCATGCACTGTTCTCTGGCGGTGTACTTGAGTCCACGTCTGACACAACCGGTGTAATCGACCTGGCATTCAGAAAGAAGGTTCGGGAGCTTATGCCACCCGTGGCCATATTTGGCTGCGCACTGGGTAATCAGATGATACAGGGCAATCTGATAGTGGAACACATGTGGCCTATATGCGAAGAATACAAAGCATACTTGCCGGAGGAATATCAGAAAGACCCGAGAGCAGAAAGACCTATTCGGACGTTTACGGACCAGAGTTTTATAACCAGACGTGATGACCTGCGAGAAGAACGGGAAGAGGACGAACAGGCAGTGCAAATGAAAGTCGATTATGAGTGCTTTGTGCCGGGGACGAAGTTTTATCACCGCTTTGTGTTGCAACTGCCAGACCAGCTCCAGCTTAGTTGTTTTGGACGCGTGCTGGATTTGTTTGAAGTTATGCCTTATGTGGGTGGACGCAGTTCTTCAGGAGATGGCAAGGTCGTGCTGAACTATAAAAACAAGCCCGACACTAGCCTGTATCTTGAGTTTGTGCAGGAGAAGAAAGACGAAATCGTAAAACTGCTCAAGGAACTGGAGGAGAGGTTATGAGTGGTATTTTAGAAGAGGTCAAGTACTTTGCAAACCTGGCCGAGAAAGCTCCGCCAATCCGGTGGAGCCGATTCCGGCCATTCAAAGTGACATTCAAAATGGGTTCTCCAGTATGCGTAACCACACCATGGGTTAGCTTTGATGGCCTTATAGCGCATTTAATGATGATGGATGCATTCGGCCAAGACTTCTTTATTACGCCGAAGAAGCTCGATTTATCGCCATATCTACCACATAACCAGCGGTTGTTGCCAATCCTGAAGACGGGCGATATATATCACACCAGTGTGAGCCAGTTTATACCGCACTCGGTAAAGATTACGCAGATTTACAAACGGTTTGAAGAACGTTGGAGCGAGAATCTCAAAAACAAAACAATTCGGTTAGGTAGTGGTCATTTTCGAATGTACGCCATGAAACAGCCTTATGTGCCATGTAAAGAAGTTGTTTATTATGTAAACGGCGACATGGACCTAATAAAGCAGTTGATAGAGCAGTATTTAGTTGGTCTTGGCAACGATATCCGCATCGGCTTTGGTATGATTCGGGATGTGGTTTTTGAAGAAACCGAAGAAGACTACTCGCTGATTGTCGAAGGCATTGCAATGCGACCGATACCTGTCACGATGTGCGAGGAATACGATGATTCTGCATATTTACCATACAAGGCGCCATACTGGAGTCCGAGAAACGTTGTATTATGTGTACCACCGGGAGCGAGGTGTAAGTTGAAAGATGAATATCAAAGAAGTGTTAAGACAATGGGCTGAAACGGACGAGCACAAGGCAAGAGTGGAAGAAACACGGCAGATAATAGCCAAGGCTCTTACAACGCATCAAAAGCCATACGTAGCCTTCTCTGGTGGCAAAGATTCAACCTGTATGCTTCATCTTGTGCTTCAGCAAAAGCCAGACATTATGGTGTATCACTGGGATTACGGGCCTTATCTTATGCCAAGAGATGTAGAAAAAGAAGTAATAGAGATTGCGAAGAAAATAGGAACGCAAAATCTTGTTGTGGATACGTCGAGGCTGTATACATCCCGAGAGGCTACAGGTATTTGGTATAGGGAATTTTTTGGGAGAGTAATAAAGGAATTGTGCCAACAAGGCTATGACTTAGTTTTTGTTGGAATACGCAAACATGAAAGTTTAAAGCGCAAAAGACGGGTTGAACGAGGCGAAAAACTAACTGTAATTGATGAATGCTGGCCGCTGCAAAATTGGACGTGGCAGGATGTATGGGCTTATATATTTTCAAACAATTTGCCATATCACAGCGTGTATGATAAATATGCACCAATAGTTGGGTTGGATAATGCAAGGTTTGTGACTTTTTTTGATCCAGAATTCGATAAAATCGGTGCCAGCAATTTAGATGGTGTGCTAATGTGGAGATGGAGAAATATGAAGGACTGACCGGAAATACCGGAGGCACTTCGAAATGTATCACTTTCGAATGAAAACTGAATTCCCTGAGATAGACACATGGAGGCGATAAGATAAAATGCCTAAGAAATATATAGATAAAAATGTATATGATGCTGCAATCGAAAGATTTGAAATTATATTTAATAGCTTTGACAATGTCTATTTAAGTGTAAGTGGTGGCAAAGATAGTTCGGTAATGATGCAATTAGCAGCTCGTGAGGCAAGAAAACTAAATAAGAAGTTCAGTATACTCTATATAGATTTAGAAGCACAATACAAGGCCACGATTAACCATATAGAAGAATTAATACAAGACAACAAAGATGTACTAGATGAAATTTACTGGATATGTCTACCTATATCATTAAGAAATGCGGTATCAGTTATCCAACCAAAATGGATATGTTGGGACAAAGATGATAAACATAAATGGGTAAGGGATATGCCAAAATATGACTATGTTATCAATGAGGACAATTGCCCATTTGATTGGTTTTATAAGGGTATGGAGTTTGAGGATTTTATAATCTATTTTGCGGAATGGTTCAATCAAAAACATGGAGGGATTACAGGGGCCGGCATAGCGATTAGAAGCAATGAAAGCCTAAATAGGTTTCGGGCAATAATCAACGATAAGAAGATTACTTACAAAAATTACAGATGGACCACTAAGGTGAGAATAGGGCAAGAAAAATGGATAAATGTATACAATTTTTATCCCTTGTACGATTGGAGAACAGAGGATATATGGGGAGCAGTAGCAAAGATGGACCTTAAATTTAATGAAATATATGAGCTAATGTATAAGAATGGAGTATCAATACATGAGCAAAGGTTATGTCAACCTTATGGAGACGACCAAAGAAGTGGATTAGACCAATTTAGAGCGTTAGAACCAGAAACTTGGGAGAAAGTATTAAACAGAGTACATGGAGTTAATTTTGGAAATATATATGCAAGAACTTCTCTTTTAGGTGATATAAAATCAGAAAAACCAGAACACATGACTTGGCAACAGTATGCAGTATTTTTACTAGAGTCCATTGGATTATACGCACCAGAGTTAAGAGACCATTATTACAGAAAAATAAAGACTTTTTTAAACTGGTATGAGAAAGAGGAAGGATTAAAAGTAGAGGATATTCCAGACGAAACAGATAAAAAACTTGAGAGTGCAAAGAAGGTTGCCAGCTGGAGGAGAATTGCAAGAGCAATAGAAAAGAATGATTTTTGGATGAGTAGATTATCATTTGGACAAACAAAATCAGATGCAAAGATGCTATATGAGTTGAGGGAAAAATACAAGGGATTTTTAATCAAATCAGAAAACACTACCCAGAAACAACTAAAAGCAATTGCAGAGGAGTGGGAAAATGAAAAAGCTAATTAACTATATAGAAGAAAAATTTAATCAGTTATCTACCATAGATGAAAAAGTACAATTTTTGAATACAATTAGAGAAAAACTATCAGAGTTATCACCACTTAAAGAGCCGGTAGATTGTGTAAGATGGGTGAAAGCAGAAAAAGTACAAGCAAACGAATATAATCCAAATAGAGTAGCTTCACCAGAAATGGAACTACTCTACAAATCAATTAAATTAGACGGTTATACACAGCCTATTGTAGTTTACAGGCTAGAAAATGGCAAGTATGAAGTAGTAGACGGTTTTCACAGAAATAGAGTAGGAAAAGAATACAAAGACATTAATGAAAGAATACATGGGTACTTACCAGTCGTTGTAATAGACAAACCTTTAGACGAAAGAATGGGAAGTACAATTAGGCATAATAGGGCGAGGGGAACGCATCAAATTAGAGGTATGAGTGATATAGTAGTGGAGCTTACTAGAGAAGGATGGAGCGAAGAAGAAATATGTGAAAAACTAGGAATGGAACTAGACGAAGTAATCAGACTAAAACAAATAAGTGGGCTAAAAGAAGCATTTGCAAATCATGAATTTAGCAAGTCATGGATTGAATTTGAAAATAAATATTATAAAGGATACTGATAAACATGGTAAAAAAGATTATTGCAGGGAGGAGAGAAAATATGGGAATACTCTCAAGGAAGATATACAAGCAAATAGAGTGGTATTTATACAATTATTATGAAATCAAGAGAGAAGTCCAAGAGTTGAAGGATGAAATTATAGAAGGTATAGAAGGCCGCAGTTATGATATATCAGAGTTGGGCGGAGGGATTAGTTATCATTCGGACCCAACCGCTCTAAAGGCGCTTAAATTATGTAAGAAAGATATTGTAAATTATGAAAAATGGCTAAAAATCATTGATGCAGTTATAAAGCATTTTTCAGGAACAGAAAAGGGAAGAATGCTTCAGAAGAAGTATTTTGACGAATTAGGGGAAACACATATACGTCAGGAATTGCACATTGAAAGAACAACGTACTATCGTTGGCGAGAAGAAATAGTTATATATACCGCTATGCTTGCAATTCAGGAAGGACTCATTAAACTTGCAAATATTGCCTAAAAAGTTCGGGACTTTTTAACGTTTTTAATGTGCTATAATGGTATCGTAGAATTGTATATGTTTCAGCCCGGTTGCCCCCGCCGGGCTTTGTTGTCGAAGATAAAGCCTTTGGGCTTTTTTTCATACACATTTTTAAGGTAGGTGAGGTGATGTGAAACTAACGGAAAAACAGAAAAGGTTTTGTGATTATTATATTGAAACTGGAAATGCTACAGAGAGTTATTTGAGAGCAGGATATAAAGTAAAAACAGATGATGCAGCTAGAGCAAATGCATCAAGATTGCTAACAAATGCTAACATCAAAAACTACATTGATAATAAACTAAAAGAACTTGATGACGCAAGAATCGCCAAAGCAGAAGAAGTTTTAAAATACCTTACTGCAGTAATGAGGGGAGAAGAAACAGAAGAAGTTGTAGTCGTAGAAGGTAGGGGAGATGGAAAATCAAAGGTCAGGACTATAAGAAAAGAAGTATCAGCAAAAGAGAGAATAAGAGCAGCTGAACTGCTTGGTAAGAGGTATGCTCTATTTACTGATAAAGTGGATATGGATGTAGATGTAGGCACAGAAAAACTAGATTCAATCTTAAGACAGCTAAAGGAAGGTTGATACTATGGCAGAACAATTTCTGTTGTCAGAGAAATACAAAGCCTTCCTGAAACATGATGCACCAGTTGAATTTCTAGAAGGAACTACATTCGCTGGAAAAACAACAGTAGGCATAATTAAGTTTATGCTGAAAGTAGCTGATAGTCCTAAAAAACTGCATGTATTAAGTGGATTGGATCTAGGAACTATAGAAAAGAATATAATCAATAAGGACTTAGGCATTACTGACATATTTGGTAGTTTAGTAGAATACAACGCAAGTGGCAAAGGAGAACATTCATTACCACATATAGTATATAAAACACCGAATGGAACTAAAATTATTTATGTATTAGGTTATGACAATAAGTCCAGATGGAAAAAGGCTTTGGGCGGTCAATATGGATGCGTATACATAGATGAAATCAACATAGCCGACATGGACTATGTTCGTGAAATATCAATGCGTTGTGACTATTTGTTGGCGACATTGAATCCAGACGATCCGAATCTACCGATATACAAAGAATACATTAATCATTCAAGGCCACTGCCTGAATACAAGAACGATGCGCCGGAAGAACTAAATAACATGTTAAATGAAGAACCAAAACCTGGATGGGTACATTGGTTCTTTTCTTTTGAGCATAATTTGGGATTAACCAAAGAGAAAAAAGAACAGATTATCATGAACGTTCCAAAGGGAACAAAGCTATACAAGAACAAAATCCTTGGACTGAGGGGTAGAGCAACAGGGCTTATATTCCCGAATTTCAGCAGGAAAAACAATGTGCGGTCCGCTGATTGGCTCAAGAAGCGGATGGCTGACAAAGAAAATCCGCTTAGGTTTGATATATTCTCATGTGGCGTAGATACAGCATATTCACAAGAAAGCCCTGATACGATAGCTTTTATATTCCAAGGTATTACTAATAAAGGGCAGCTTATTATTCTAGATGAAGAAGTATACAACAATGCTGATTTAGAAATACCACTAGCACCAAGCGATATTCCTGCAAGGCTTATAACTTTTCTAGAGAGGAATAGGAAAAAGTGGGGATTCGCACGTGATGTTTTTATAGACAATGCGGACCAAGCTACTATAACAGAGCTAAAGAAACATAAAAGACAGCATGGAAGTATTTATAATTTCCTGAATTCATACAAGAAAGTACAGGTAATAGATAGAATCCATTTGATGCTTGGTTGGATAAACGCAAGTGAAGAAAAAGAGGCAGATTACTTAGTTTTGGAGCATTGCAAAGAACATATCA